GGGACCGTTGGCACCCCGACCTCGATCTCGCCCGTCTTCGCACTGCTGATGGTCGGCGAACTGCTGCCGTCGCCAGCTGAGGAATTGCCCCAGTACATGTAGATCACGATGGTCTGATTCGCCAGCGACTGGATTGCGTCAATATTGAACACCCCAGACCTGGCACCGTAGTCCCATGTGGCCCGGTTGTAGTTCACCTCCGTCGTGCCGTCAGACTGTGTGAAGCGAACATCGAAGCCGTTATCGCGAACAGTAGCCCAAAACTCGTCCCAGTATTTCGGTATGGTCACCGTTCCGTCAATAGTGGTGGCAGATCCCGCATTATTGTCGATTGCGATCGGCATGCGCTTGCTGTAATTGCTGTCAAACCACGTCATGCGCCCGTCCCCGCCTTCTGCCGATACTTGATTTGAACCTCCAAGGCAGCGATGCCGAGCGACGGCACGTCCAGATCTGCACCCAGATAAGTCTGCCCTGAGACTTGAAGGTCATCGCACAGCACGGTGCCACCGTTTCCGAGGCTTCGGTCCGACTCCAAGCACTTCATTATGTCCGACTGAAAATCGAGCGATCTCAGCATAAGTTCACCAGGGTTGTCATTCGTGGCCTGAACAAAGCCGACGATGAACGCTACCATAGTTCGGTCGTACTGGTCGAGACGGGTGATGCCACCCTCTTGAACCGTATCTGTTCGGCCAACGAAGATATACGCGCACGGCAAACGAATCGGGTTGAACTGATCGCCGATGATAACCTGATCGCCACCGGATAAGTCGTAGGTGTAGCTTCCTGAGGAGCCGTTGATGCCTTCCAGGTTCGATACCAGCTGATTGACGATATCTCGCTCTCTGCTCATGGTGTCCACGGCCGATTCAAGACAGACGCTGCAACAGCCTTTCGTAGATCTGATGGCAGCTGTTTTCTGACGTGCTCAATAGCTGGTGCGATATATGGCCGAGGCGGAATATTGCGCTGGCTGAAGCCAAACTCATGGACGGCAGCGTAGACGACCTGCTCTTTGTCGCCAGCCATAAGCACCAGTCCAATGCCCTCGGTAGCTGACAAGGCTCGGCCCATTATGGATTGCTTGAGCCGGCCGGTCACGACTCCAAGCCCGTTCTTGCCATAAGTCCTTTTGGCGTAGCTCTCACCCTCCAGAGCCATAGCAGCAGCAAGACGCTGTAGCTTCAAAGGCAAATCTCTGTTGCCAGCTTTCTGCATGTCTGCAGCAAACTTTTGGAGAGTCCTCATCCGATCCATCCTCCAGCTTCGCCACCGATACGGTATGGCGCGAGTGCTTCTCGTACCTCATGAAGCAAAGCGAGAGGCTTGACATCTATGGTGTTCGCGTTCTGGGTGATCTTGAACTTGCCTATGGTGTCCCGGTTCATGTACCAGTGATTGACCTGTACCCCGCACGCATGAACTACTGCGTTTGGAATCGAGGTGAATCCGGCTGTATACGTGACCTTGACGGAGCGATATCCTGTCGAGAAGGAGCCCTGGTCTGAATCGGTATTCAGAAGCAGCAGGCCGAGATCTGTGTCCAGCGTGTAGTCGGATGAGGCTACCAGGCTGTCCGAACCATAGGATCGGTTCACGTCGACATACACGGACGATATGGTATTCGCTGGGACTACTCGCAGCTGAAGACGGTCAGTGCCGTCTCCGTCGAAATAGTGGGTGTATGTATTGTTTTCGAACGTCGATAAGTTCGATGCGGTCGGGAACCCGCAGTACGAGGAGCCGATTCGGTCAAATCTCAGAATCAGCGTGTCCAGCAGCGTATCTTCGGACGTGCCCGTCAGCGCCCGGATGTAGCCTCTCATCTGTGCTGCGGTCGCTATCGCCATCTGATTGCCCTTGCTGCTTCTCCATCCTTTGGTTTGCTCGTAAGATGCCCCGATGTGCGGCAGGACGGAGGAGACCACCACACACGGGGCGAAAAGCGCCCACCTCGTTCATGACCGAATCAATGTTGTCAAGCGGAGAACGGTCGAGGCGGGCGCTAAACAGAATCAGCTCACGATCTGCTTGAAGCTGAATGCCCATTCACCCGTCACGGTATATCCGCTGTTGGTTTTGGCGCATTCCACATACATCACATCACCCTGGCTCAGCTCCAGCGAAGCGCCGGAAGAAGCAGGAATGGCAAACGCAACCGTAGTTCCGGCAACGAGGTCACCAGTTCCACCGTCTGCCGAAGGCTTCACGATCTGAGAGGTCACCATAGCGGTGCTGCCCTGCTTCACGTTCAGCGTAGCCAGGTTGGAAGTCCCTGACGTGGAGACGGCAGCGTTCGGGGTGAAATAGGCAGCATCGAGCTTCCATTCACCGGCGTGCGGCATAGCGATGTAGTGGTCTTCATCCGTGTTCGCAGTCGCCTGACTGAGACGCACATTCAAGACGCAATTGTTTTGGATACTCATAGTGGGTGTCTCCTATCAGGTGCCCATATTGTACGCCCAGTGGACGTCCTTGGTGGTGGATGCCCCGAGAGGCTTGAACTGTCCGCGCCAGGTGCAGACCACGTGGGTGATGCCCCGCGTAGCGTCCCGCTGAAGCTCGACTCTGCGACCACGACGGGTGTACATCTTGAAGCGCGAGGCATTCAGAAGAAGCACACCAGACTTGGTGGTGGTCGTGTTATCGAAGTTGCCGGAAGCATTGAGGTCGGCAGTGACGAAGTCACTCAGCACGATACGAGCTCCACCGAGACGGCCAATCTCACCAGCCATCACCGAGGCTCCGGGTCCGTACTTCTCCATAGTGGCGACTTGCTCAAGCCCCGCTACGTTAGCGAAGTACGCCTCGGGAGACATCAGGGCGATAAGCTCGCCTTCAGTTCCACCAAGACCACGGGGTGCTGCCAAGCTGCCAACATCGGTCAGGAATGTGGCGTAGCTGAAAGTGCTCCGGTCAGCCTTATTGCTGACATCGTTAGCGCGGGCACGAAGTCCAATCCAGGCCTTTCGGTGGTCAATAGACCCGCCTGAGGAAGATCCCCAAAGGCCGCGAGCATCCCAGGATGCGTAGCTATCAGCAGGGCTTCCAGCTGTGTCACCGTTGATGATGCAGTCATCGATACCGTAGGACAAGGCACGGACAGCCTCATCACGAAGCATGGGAAGCATGTCGAAGATGGCATCTTCGCTTGCATCGTCATCGACTACGACACGAACAGCAAGTCCCTTGGGTGCGATGGTGCGCTCAGCAGTAGTCAGGCTGGATGGCTCAAACTGAGCAGGATTGTCCGATGTGACCGTACCCTTCAGATATGGGCGAAGGCCAGCAGAGACGATGGGCAGAGTCTGAGAGTTGCTGCTGACAGCGATCTCTTGGAATAGACCCATCACGTCGGCACGCACTACGACTTCGCGCTCCAAGGTCGGAAGCACTGGGGCAGGAATGAACTCGCCACCGCTACCGCTCTGAGAGTCGAAGGCACGCTGAACATCATCAGGGGCCTGACGCATAAGGTGCCGCAACCGAGCAGCTGCCTTCTGAGGTACCCGTCCACCCATAGCGGTCTGAATCAGGTTGAAGTCTTCACACGCTTTCTGGAACTCGCCTTGCCACTCATTGCGAGTGTCGTCATCGAGCAAGCCTGGAAGATATACGCCTTCGGCATTCTCCTTGCCAGTCCAGCGAATACCGCGCTCGGTAATATACCGGCCAAGCTCGCCATCATGCTTCGAAGGTTGGGCCATGGCCTTGCGTGCTTCGACGAGAGATTGCTGAGCAGCTTTCAGATCTGCTGCCATGCGCTCTACATCTCCGCGCAGTTTGCCATTGTCATCGCGAAGCTCACGGGCTGCACGATGGACCTCAGTGAGAACCCGCTTCGCCTGCTCTGGCGTCGACAGGTCGGGAGTGTCCTTGATGGTGTCCATAGTGTCTCCTGTGTTTGACTACGGATGGGTGGTGGCCTACTGGCCGAAGATAGATGTCAATGGGTGCTTTCCGAACACATTGAGCATTGCTTTCGATTCGTCAGGCTCATCTTGTGATTCTTCCTCATCTACGACAGATGCTTCGTCCATACGCTTAGCATAAGTGACGACAAATGTGTCATCATTCTCTTCGATAGCAACGATGTGCTTCGTTTCGATGTCCGATAACGCGCGTATTGCCAAAGCACCAGCGTGCGCGGGAATAGGCACCGCGCTGATCTCCAGCAGTTCGGGGCTCCGGTATACGTTTCCAGACTCTCCGTGATACGGATCTTCAGGGGGCAAAGTAGATCTCGCCACCACCTCGCCAGGAGCAAAGCCCACGCTGACAGCGTTCATGAACCCGCGTCTGAACTGAGAGGCTACGGTCTGGCCGAGAGGATTCTCAGGGCTGTCATCCCATTCGATTGCAGCGATAAGCGTACCGTTCAAGACCTCCAGGCTGACCACCTTGCCAACCGGGGGCTGGGTGTAATCGTGAGCGAACGGGACTACCGGATTGGACATGAATCGTTCCAGCCTCCAGTCAGGTTGAACGATATCGTTATATCGGTCAGGAGTCGGTGCCGACGCGACTACATAGGTGAGATCCCCATCCGACATCTTCTCGTCTTCATCATCCATCTCACCGTAAGCCTTTATCGGCGCGTACAACTTTCTGACGATCCCGTCAGCTACCTCTTCTGGCGTGATTTCGACCGATAGACCTTTGGATTCATCTGCAGCATTCATTTGTTTCACCAACTTGTTTGACCAGGCAACACCAGGGTCGCCACACCATAACGCCCAAGCCACCCGACCGGGTGACGGGTATCCCTTCTCACCAGGGCGAAAGCCTTCACCCTCTTTGTCCGCTTCGTGTCTCGCCAGCCATGCTCTCATCTTCTTCGCTTTGGCCGGTGTGATGTTCTCGCCCCGAGCCAAGCGCCGAGCCCAGCGTACCGTAGCAGGCACCAGACCGTCTCCACTCAGTCCTTCTTCGTGCCATTCGATGCCCTTCTTAGCTTCAGCGATACAGCCTTTCGGTGGGCTGAAGTCGATATCATCGTATGGCCCGCGTATGACCATCAGAAGTCTCTCGGCTCTTTCGCTTCTCGGAACGGTTCACGTCGGCTCGACTCTTCATCTGCCGATTCTCGGTCGATGAATGGGATCAGATTGCAACGGCAATTTACATCGAATGAGGCACTACCAGAAGCGGCTGGCTGCTGGATATCCCCGCCGACATCAGAGGTGAAGTATTCCTCCGAGTCTACAACCATTCCATCCATAGCAGCGTGCGAGTCCCGCACCAGATCGTCTCCTGCTGTATCCCACATCTTGTAGACGGTGATGCCTATGTCTCTTGCTTCCGACATGGCCGAGAGCGAGGCAGCATTGGTCAGCCTGGTCGCTTCCGTTCTTGCTATACGCTGGGCTCTGACTCGGTTGAAAACATTTCCAGGGTCGTCTGCTATTGCTTTCGCAATCGTATCGATGGACATACCAGCATCCAGCCCTGCTTGAATCTCGGCCTGAACCGCCCTCATGGTTGTGCTTTGCAGCATCTCCGTCATTCTACTCGCCTCGGCGAATATCATTTCATCTCGACGTATCGGATTCCAAGATAGATCTCTTGCTTTCCGGCCAATCTGCCGAACCGTAGTTCGATACGCAAGGTCACCGACCGAGCTGATCAGTGGGATGACCGAGTTGCGCATGATCAGCACTTCTTCCATCATGTCCAAAATGTCTTCGATATCTTTACCCGTCAAGCCTTCAGCCTTGATGACAAGCCCGTCCTGACCAGACCTCTTACGCCCGGCAGCGCGGAGTCGCTTTACGATTCTACGCTTTTGACTTTGCAGCACCTGCATCATCCTAGACCGGATGGCTCGCTCAGCAGGACCGTGCAGGCGAGTGATGTAAGACCTCCAAACCTGTAGTCGCTCCTCTCGGGATTCTGGCACTGGGTACGAGTCCAGATTCAGGTCTGAGTCATAGAACCGATCGAAGATTTGCGAGCGGGTCAGGGTCTTGGGCTCCGCAAATAGGCTCCGCTCCTGAGCTTCCTGATCATCCTGAGCTTCAGGAACTCCAGTGGGCTCCACCTCTCCGAACCCATACTGCTCCACGTCAGGTATCTCTTCGAAGCCTTCAAGAGCA